CTCTAATGACTGAGTCTGGGTGTATTGAGTTACCATTTTGCAGCATTACCTCTATACTTTCAAGTAGCTGTAGCATTTCTAAGTTTTGTTTTTTCATATCAATTAAATTTTAATGTGTAAGCCATAGCTTTCCATGCTAAGATTAAACGGGTTGGGTTTGTTATTCTCATGATAATCTCTTTTGTTCGTTAATACCTTTGAATAGCTCAGAGCTTGACTCAATCATGCCGGTGGCCTTGAGATAATCAATCTCAATCTTTGCACTCTGAATGATAACAGAGCCTATCTGAGCCACTGCCTGTGCCTTTTCAATTTCTTTATTAAGTTCCTCTGTTGTGAGCTCATCATTATCCAATCTCTCTAATGCTGAGAATAAGTGATCTCTAAGATCATTGATTTTGTTTCGTGCCATTGATTTTCTTTTTAAGTTTACTATTTAATTTAATTACTTCCTGTATCTCAACAGGAAATCTTTGTATGGTATTCCTATCCATGTTATTACGCATGTCAATCATTTCAAGGTTATTAATATCCCAATGCATTGTGTTGCCATCTTTGAACCTCACAACATGACCAGGAGGGATTGACCCATTATGCTCTTCCCACACCACTCTATGCATCAACCTCCAATCACTATCTTTGATCTTGATGTATGCATAAGTCCTGCCCTCTTTGTCAGTTCTAAAATTGATTGTTCCAATAGGCTGTGTGTTATGTGGTTTACTGCCTTTTTTAAACATGGTAGGTTTAACTCTATCATAGATATGTTCCGGCATCTTAGCTCCTTTGTTGTGAGGTTTATTACCTTTTGTAAATCTATGCTTTTTTCCAGCCTCAATTAGATTATGTCTGCCAGATGTTTCAGATGCAAGATATTCTTTTGACTTATGCAATCCCATTCTATGAGCTTTATTTGCCACAGTGCAGTACTTAAGTCCAAGCTCATTAGCCAGATCAATGGTTCTCATGTGAGGGAATTTCTCTCTTATGATCTCATCTATTGTCATACTTTCATCCATTTATCAGTTCCTAATAAGTACTTAATGTCAATCATCTTACCTCTTGATGCACTCTCACAAGCGATCTCAAGTAATGTTCTAAGCCTAAGGTAATCCTCATAAGATAATTGTTTACCTGTTTCAACTGTGAATATCTGACTGAAATAAACCTGTCCGGTTCTATCATCAACGTGTTGCTTTTGTATTGTCATTCTATTCTGATTTAAAGGTTTCGTTGTAGTATTGGTTTGGGTTGCTTGTTGCTCTGTCTTCTTCATCATACCCATTATTCCATGCTTCAATTATTTGCTCTTTCTCCATTTTTTCAGCTTGTTCAATTATCTTTGTATCTTGTTTTAAATGATATTGTTCACATAACCATTCTACTGCTGTTTTTTGTTTTTCACTCATGGCTTAGGTTTTTGATTTATTGTTAAAAAATACACTACCATTAAAACTAAAGAACCTATTAACCAAAACGTAAGCATTATAAAAGCCTCATCGCTTGGTGTCATTTGTTCCGTTCCTATTCTTGAAAATATTGCTTTTAGTTCAGTTATCATTCGTATCCTTTTAAATCGTTAACCACTTGTAAAAACTGCTCGTTGCCGTCCATTCCACGTTGGATAAATCTAATAATATTCCTTAGCTTTTCAATCTCTTTCGTTTTCAGAACTCCTTTCGTGAACTCATCATTGTAGTCAGCTTCTAGTTCTTTGATTCTATCCGCTTGACTTTGGATAGTGTTTAATAGGTGTCTTTCTCTCATTTCCCTTGTGTTAAATTGTTAATGTCCTCTTCTAATTTCTCACTAATTTTTTTGTAGTGATTACGCTCATCTTTTAGGTACTGAATGCGTTGGTTTTTAATTGCTATCATTATAGCCATTCCAGCGATAATAAACAGCGATGCTAAATTTAATTCCATTTATTGTGTTTTAAAGATTTGTACATTGATTTAAAAGAATTGTTTTTTAATTCATAAACGCGCCCGTGTTTATCGTGTTTCACTTTTACAAAGTTTTCAATTGTTTCTTTAAACCTTTCAACTTCGTGAAGTAATAAATCACGTTCGTAAATTACATATTTGTAAACTTCGCTGTTATAAAATCCATAACCTTTTAATTTATCTAAATAGTTTCGGTGTATAATTATTGAATACTCTTTTTTGCCACCTTCAATGCTTGCTAATTTAGAACTAACTAAACTTACAAGCACTGAATAACAAATGTTTTTTTCATCTAATTGCTCAAAAATTGTTTTTCCTTTTTCCATATTGTTGTTTTAAATTGTTACTAAATAAACCCCTCCTTGTTTCAGTCTTTCGACAGCTTTTAAACTTCCCAGGTTTTACTCGGAGGGGTGCGACCGCAGACCGCTATTTTTTATCAAATTTACTTCCTTTATTCCGTTAATTTTCTACTATTGTGATGAACGGTAAATATCAATTATTAACGGTTATTGCTCTACAAACTCATTCTGCAACCATTGAACAAATGCGCGCTGTATGTTTACCTGTTGCGATTGTGCATCCAATTCAGCGTCACGAATGATTGTGTTATCTACTTTGCGTACTTCTTCAATAAACAGATTTCCGTACTTCTTTGATAGTTGAAATAACTTAACATCTTCCATTAAATCTGCAAGTACTGGCAAAATTCCAACTACTGCAATAAGTTTTTCGTTGGGTGTAAGTTTTCTCATAGTATCTCTATTTGCGTTGAAGTAACTGCTAATTCTTGTTCATTGTGAAAAATAGTGTAATAGTTCAAATGTTCACTAATTATCGGACATTTCTCATTTTGAAATATGCAAATTCTCGCAGGAACTGCTTCTTTCATTACGTAATTTTTAACCTTATAAGTTTGCGCTATATCGTAGGCTTCAGCTACCCCACCATTTACAACGATAAACAAATCTGGTTTTTCGTCGTGTTGTAGTTTTAAAATCGTTCGTTTCATATTTTGGATTTAATAATTTGATATTTTATTCCGTTAATTTCTTCAATTCGTGTTTCTTGAAATTCTATATTTCCTGTAACTCCTAAAAAATCAATGTCGCAATCAGTTTTAGCATTGCAAACAACCTCTTTAACGTGATTCATAACACTACCTAAAAAGTTGGTGTTTTCCGTAATCATTAAAGTAATTGTGATTTTCGTATTTTTCATATTGTTTAATTTACCTCAAATTTAACTACTTATAACGTTGGTTTACTGCAATTGTGATGAACGGTTGTATAGCTTTATGAACGGTAAAAGCATAAAAAAGCCACTTGTTACGGTGGCTCAATGACTTATTTAGTTTCTATTCGTCAATAGTCTTTAATAAGGTTTCGCTATAAGTTATACTTTTCAGCCTTCCTTTATGCGTAAAATGACCTATTCGGGTGCGGTGTTCCAACGAGAACCGTAACAGGTACTGTTAATGCAAAGGTATAAAAAAAGCCACTACTATTATTCGTGGCTTAATTTTGTTCTACAATTTAAGCAGTCGCTCTTAATTGTGGATACATTTCAATAACGTTTCCGTTTAATTTTGTGCTTCAACCTATTACATCTGTCAAAATCCAAGTACACCCCCTAATAAGAACAAGGGTAGGTTTGTGTTGCCTAACTACCCTTAGTGCTTGACAACACTTGTGGAGGTGGAGGGAGTCGAACCCTCGTCCAAATATAAACTAACAGTTTAGCAATACAAATATAATAAAAAAGCCTCACATTTCTGCAAGGCTTCTAATCATTAACTCAAATCAACAATATGGAGACGTGCAAATATAATAAAAAAACCCTAACTATTATGCTAGGGTTTCTCTTTTGTTGGCTAGACAGATCCAAACAAGGGTTCACAAATTTACACTTTATCAATGAAAGTTAAAACACTTTTATAAAAAATATCCACATCTGTAATAATTTGATTGAATTTGTTTGATTTCATTTTAACTTTTTGGTCATTAAGTAAGTTTAAAATCTCTTGAATGTGAACGTTAATAATTTCAGGTGCTAACTTTTCGCATAATTCTTGGTTAATACCAACTGAACCTAATAACTTACATTGCTCATAAACCAACTCTCTAGCCTTGTTTTCCGCTTCACTCATAATATATAGTTTTAATTGTTACATATTAAGCTGTGAGGGACTGAATGAAGCGTCTTTAATTATTTTTCAATCTTTTTATTCCAAACATTCAAACCGATTGAAGTTGCTGAATAACCTAAAAAACCAAATATTACTTCAACAGAAATTCCGTAAGCTGAAAAACCAACAGCAACCCAAAAAGCTGTAAACGAAGCTATGCGCTTTAATTCAAACGTTCCTTTTGGTGCGAGCGTGTCGTAAATAAGTTTTTTCATTTGGTAGTATTGCGATTAATCGTTTTGGTGTTTGATAAGTGTTATTAGCATTTCGTTGGATCATTACCCTATCTTCATAACAATCGTAAAGTTTAGCTTCAATCAATTCAATCTTTTTTTCTGCTTTCTGAATTGATAAATATAAATATACTATCGCACTTATAAAAAAGAAATTCTTTGCTCCGTATTTGTTTAGTAGTTCAAGTCCGTTCTGTATCATTTATTATAAATTATTTTCGTTAACAAATATACTAAATGCCGTGTTTGAATCACTTTCTAACAATTGTTTGAATCGGTCTAGTTTTGAACTATCTTTTAACAAGTCGATTATTTGTGCGTGAATAGCACCTAAAACCTCATCTGTTGGGTCAAGGTAGAATTTTATATTATTTACTTCTATTGTCATTATTTCTAATTTGAAAACGAGATTGATTGAATTTGAGCTGCGGAAGCTGATGCGTTGTTTATCATTCTTACTCCAAGTAAGTCACCAGCAGCAAATGTTGATGAATTAGCTGTATCTGAAAATACTCCTGCTGCGCTTCCAGCAGGTATGGTAATCTGAACAGATGTATCAACTCCGTTTTTTCTCAATGTCAAAACATGACTTCCAGTAGCTGATTGCGAATTTCCAGTTTGTATAAAAAAATTGGAAATAGTCATCGAACAAGGAATTACTATTTGTCTAACATTTTCTTGTGTACCAACAGCCGCAGTATATGGGTGTATAAATCTTTCGCTACCACCAGTACCCGAGTTGGTAAATTGTGAGCCACCAATTATAGCTATATTGTCACCCGTATTAGTTCCACTTGTATTTCCAATAACAACAAGGTTAGCATCTGTTACGTAACGCTTATCTGTTGAATCCGCAATATCTGCTGTTGTTGCATCCGCACCATTCGTTACAAGTCCTTTTGCATCGTAAGTTATTTTAGTTTTCGTTGCGCCAGTAATAGCTGAATTTTCAAGCATAATAGATTGTAAAGTACTACCGTCATTTTTCCATTTAGGATTTCCGCTTGAATCAGCATAAATAACAGATTCTCCACCGCCTGCACTTGCTCCGCTAGATTGGTGCTTTAAATTCAAATGCCCATTTCCTGCAGTCCCTTTAATTTTAATGAATTTAGCATCTAATCCAAATGTATCTAAGTTAACATCTGAATTAGCATTGCTTCCATCTCTTTTTAGTGCATCTACTTGCGTTGCTGTTGTTGAGTGTGGGTTGTTAGTGTTTGACAAATGAGAAAGTACATTTGCGCCATTTGTTGCTATCCAACTAATCGCACTATTTGCCCAATCAAATACAGCCTTAACACTTGGGTACTTTGTGTTACTTGCTTGGTCTGTTACAACGTTTGTCGATTTATTTGTCGTTGATTCGACATTTGTTAAATTTATATCTAAACTCATGCGCTTATATTTATTACTTGATTAGGGTCTAAGGTTACAATTGTTCCAGTTGAATTAAGTACTCCATTAACATACACGTTTACCGTTGTGTTTGGCAATTCTAAATTAGTGCTTGTTGTTACTGAATAAGTGTCGTTTGAGTTGCTTACAACAACCTCAGCCACACCACCCTCACAAGTGTACGTTCCTCCTGCCAAAACTTGTATTGTTTCATCACCATCTGTTACCGTTACATTCGGGCAACCGCTTGTAAATCCAGTATCGCAAACAGTCATTTCCGACATCATTATAACATCGAAGGTCATCGCCCAACCTGCTAATTTATTTTCAAATCTATCTGTAAACGGTTCTAAATTTGGCGTGCCGTCAATCATTATGTAATCTGGGTTTAAATCCCCTCTTGTCATAACTTCATAAACACGATTCAAAGCCTGCAACATTGCATTCATTATTGACGGTTCAACATCGTATTTCTCTTTGCCGTCTAAAATATCCATCGCTAAAATAGTAACATTGAAGCGTTGCAATTTACCTTCAATCGTTGCTGAATTTACTATAATATGCGCTAACGGGAAAAGCGTTTGTTTAGCCAAATCAACGTCTGAAATCTGACCATCTGTAACGGTGCTAATTAAGTTCGTTGCATTTAACTGCGCCTTTAAAGTATCTAATAATTTGTAGTAACTCATTTTTTAGGCTTTTCAGTTTCTTCCTTAATTTTTTCTAAGAAAATCAATAACTTTTCACAATTCTTTTTAGACCGCTTTTTCATAACACCCAGTTTGTAAAGTTTATGTCTGAACTCGGGTAAATGTCGCCGTTGCTGTTGCTATTGTATTCAGGGAATAACGCTTGGTTAAAACACATATAGTCAACAAATCTATTGCTGTAATGGTTTGCCGTTTGCGTTTGTTTGTCAATCAATAAAGAAAGTTCTAAACGGTCAATATTCTCGCTACTTTCTGCATTGTGTTTATAAACCCCTTTATTTCCTATCGTATATGCTGAATAAGGCAAATATTCAACCATCGCCCAATGAATAAGCATCGGTTTGATGTAAGTGTTTACAAGCGTCAAATAATTACCGCTCAAAGTATTCGCGATAATATCCGCTTTTATCTTTTCTAGTAAATCCGTTCCTAAATACTTTTGAACGTGAATATCTTGAGCGATTTTAATATACTGAATAAATTTGTCGGGGTCTACATTTCCATTTAAAGACGTAAATTTAACTACGTCATCTCTTGTTATAATTAGTGCTTCTGCCATTATTGAAAGCGTTTATTTGTTGGTAAAAATCCGTTAAACGGCATATCTTTTGGAAGTGTTGAAACAAGTTTATTGTTTACTACTTTATAACCTAACTTTTCAGCTTTTTTTCCTGCTATTTGTCTTGCTGTTTCAACATCAATTGCTTTGCCCTCAAAGGTTGCATAAACGGCTTTATTCCATCTGTGGTTACAATCCCCACCGCCTTTATACAACCATACCGAATAAGTGTCCGCTCCTTTCGGTCCCCAACCTGGATTTACTGGCATCGTTCCCATTTTGATAATATCTTCTTTTCGATATACCTTAGCTGAACTCATCATTGCTTTACAAAAATCACGGCTGTTTTCTGACATTTTACCTGCATAAACGTAACGTGTCAAAAATTTAATTCCGTCAACTGTTTTGTCTTGTTTGCTTGTAATATTTGGTCGTGCATCGCCAGTTGAAACAAAGTTGTAAACCTTGCTTAAAAGTGACGGCTCTAAATCCTTAGAAAGCATTTCGTTTTCTAAATCGTCATTTTCGTAATCAACTTCTTTAATATCGATTAAAACCCAATCTTTTCCAACCTCTTCGCCAAATGAACTAATATCAACTTGAGCGCTTAATTCCGTTCCCGTTTCCTCTTGTTTTTCTTCGCTTGTTGTAACGTTTTCTAAGTCCGTAAACTCCAAAGGTTGTAACGTTTTAAAGAACAATTTAGCGCTGTTTCCGTTGTAGCTTAGTATTTGCTCTAGTGCATCGATTAAAAGTTGCTGTAACGGTCTAATAACCATATTGTCGAACAATACAAACGCGTTCTTCAATTCATCTGCATTACTACCGAATCCATTTGCTGAACCTAACCCCAAAAGCAACCCACTTGTGATTGAATGCGAAACCATAATTTTCTTTTCGCATTCAGTTGCTAAAAATTGGTAGTGGTCGGGTGCATCATTCAACGGTATATCGTCAACGGTCGTTGCTGTTTCCTTGTTGTTGTTAAACCCTACAATTACTCTTTGACCTTTAGAACCAGTCAACTTATTTTTAATTTGCGACTGTAACAAATTTTGCGTTTCAATGTCGGGCTGTCCGTTGTTGAAATTAACGACTTTCGTTCCGCTAAAACCATTTTGTACCTCGTTAATAAGGTAATCGCTTATTTCTTCTTCAAGTAACGCATAAGCCGTTCCTGCAACATAATCGGGGGTTGCAAAATACTTCATTCCAACGGCGTAAGGTTTAACACAAAGAATTTCTACTTTATCCTTTGACGTTCCGAAAGCTGAAAATCTTTTAGGTGGAAATTTCTTAACGTCATGCCAATTGTCTGAATAATAATAACCGTTAATTTGTCCGTATTCATCGCACTTTTCCATAGCTACTAAATTCATATCCATATGAAATGCTTTTAGTATTTTATCGTGCTTATCGTTGTAGTGAACTTGAATAGCGCACTGACCTAATGTTTTTAAATCAAAGCATAATTTTCGCATGCAGTCTTTATTGAATATCAACATCACTTGTGCGTATTCGCTTGGTTTTCTACTTGCGTCAATTACTCCTAATCCTTTACCATACATTAAGCGAGTAACGTTGTTAATGATACTCATATTAGTAGCACTCTTTCTATATCGATCAATTAAAAACTGAAAGTAACTATTGTTTTCGCCAAAAGTAACCCACTCTTTTTGTTTTGATTCTACGATTTGCGGTGCTTCGTACTGCGCCAAATTTATTACGTCTATATTCATAGCATTACAAAATCATTGTGACGGAACAAGCTGGTATGTTAACGGTTCAGGGGTTGCAGCAGGTTCAATCACTTTAACAGCAGTATAATAATTAAAAAACTATAAAAAATGAGTACAAGTACATCAATAACAACTA